GGACTGGGGTTCGGGAGGAAGATCAGTTCGTTCGCCGGGCCATCCGGTAGTGCGTCCGCACTGCTGGCGGTGTCGCCAGTTTCCTTATCGACGAACGTCGGGTCGTCGCCGTAGCGGTCGCCTGCCTCCCCGAAGTATCGACGGCGGCCCTGCCGGATCTGGACGTAGCCATGGCCGCTCTTGATGACTTCTTTTTCCTCGCCGTCCTCGGTCTCGATGGTTGACGTGGTCTTGCGGACGCGGACGGTCGTCGCGGGGACGTGCGCGAGCCCGATCGGGGTGCCGTCGCCCTCGACGAGGATTTCGAGGGCGGCCCAGCCGATGCCGTGGTAGTCCTGGCGGGCGAGTTCGAGGACCTCTTCGGGTGTGGCGGCCGCAGTCCCCTCGGGCCCGATCTGCCAGCGTGAGTCTGCGCCCCGCCACAGGGTTTCGACCGCCTCGTAGTCGTCACCGTCCGGATCCGGATCGTCGGCTTGCGAGTGCGGGACGATGTCGAAGCCGTACCCGACTTCGTACCGTGATTTCTTCCGGATGCACGCTTGATGGGTTTCATTTAATTCTTGGAAGGACGCAAGCGTTGCCGGGTTGTACGGGGGTTGGATGCCGCGGCCGACGTCGGTCGCGATCCGGCGCTCGTCGAGCTGGGTTGTCTCTTCGGCCTTCGACATCGCGCTCGTGTTGCCGAGCGTCGAGACCGAGAGCGATACTTCGGACGCCTCCTGGTGGCTGTCGTCCTCGGGGGGATCGTTGCTACTCATCGGTATGCTGGAACTGGATTAGAGGTAACTGACACCGGTACCGTCGTCCGCGCTGTCCTCGCCGTCCCCGGCCGCGGTCTCGGTCTCGGTGCCGAGCCCCATCTCTTCAAGTCGCCGGAAGCCCTTCTCGGCCATGTACCACGACGCGATGAGGTCCGGCGTATGCCCGGAGAGCTTGCCGTCGCGGCGCTCCAGGCTTTGCATCGCCGTGATGAAATCCTCGGTCGGCCGGTGGCCGCGATGGAAGAGGATGTAGCCGTTATCGACGAGCCGCCGGATGCGCGGAATGCCGTTTTCCCAGCTGTGCTTCTGGCCGGACGTCGTCAGGCCCGTCACCTTCGCGGCCAGCTGGGCGTCGAACTCGATGGCGTCCTCAGCGACGTACGACTGCATCCCGTTGCCCTCAATCACGATCAGCGCGGGGTCGTACCGCCGGTCGAACTCGAGAAGTTGGGCTTTCACGGCGCTGGGCTTCATGCCCGTCTCCGCGTGCGCGTCGAGGAGGCGACGGCGGCCGTCGCGCTGGAGGAGCCACGCGGAGAACGCGGCATCGTCGCCCGTCGGCGAGTTGGCGGGGTCGTGGCCGACGATGATCGCTTCGCCGGGGCCCGCGCGGTACTTCGACGGCGGGTCGCGGTCCGTGATGGAGCAGCCACCCTCGCTCGCGGGCGTCCGGACGTCTGTCGCATCGACGAGGTTGCCGCTCGACCCCATGATGACGAGACAGTACTCCCGCCAGAACCGGTGGTCGGCCATCTTCGAGCGCTTGTCCGCCAACCACTCCGGCCCGCGCGCCTCCGGCCACAACACGTGCAGAGTTTCGCCCTCGTTCCAGGGGTCGTCGACCTCCGTGTAGCGGCTCGGGTCGGGGCGGCGCGCCTCCCAGTCGTCGTCCTCCCGGAACTGCTGGTCCCAAAAATCGAGAATCGCGGGGTACTCGTTGAAGTCGTACCCGTCGAGCGTCCGGAAGTGACTGTAGATGTCGTCCGGGCGCTTCCGGGTGCCGATGCCGATTGTCCGCCCGTGGTCTTTGACCATCGGCACGCAGACGGCTTCGATCCAGTCGAGGACGTCCTCGGTGTCGCCGTCGCCTTTCTCCTTGATGATGTCGTCAAGGACGAGCAAGTGGGCGCGGTCGCCCTCGATCCCGCCATCGAGCCAGCCCGCGTTCAGGATGGAGCCGTGCGGCCAGATCTTTGACGTGATCGTATCTTTCTCCATCGGGGCGTTGAGGTTGACTAGCCACGGGTTGCGCTCGACCATCTTCCAGAACTCGACGTCGGCCTTCTTCTGGACCGAGTCCTGGTTGTTCATCGCCCAGATCCCGCGGAACCCGTCCTTGTACTCCAAGCAGGCGATGAGGTAGGTGAGCGTGATCGTCGTCTTCAGGCCGTCCCGGTGGCACAGGAGAAACCGGTCGCCGCTGTCGAACTCTACCAGCCAGAGTTCGTGGTGCTCGCCGAGGAGATGGTAGGGGTCGTCCTCCATTTCCTCGGCCATGTAGTTCATCGTGAGCTCGTTCGCGAACGCGAGCCAGTCGCCTGACTCGAATGGGTTGAGGATCTCGCGCTTGCGCTCGCGGTCGCGGGTGACGTCGACGAGCCACTCCGCCTGGTCGTCGAGGTCCGACGACTCGTCCAGGTCGGGTCCGGGGACGAACTCGACGTCGTCGGCCGACACGTCAGGGGCGCTACTGCGACTCATCGCGGGAGTCCTCCGCGGCGCGCTCGTGGCGCGCCTTTAAGTAATCGCGAGCGATGGCTTTCTCGTCCTCGCCCAGCTCGTGTTCGGTCGTCTGCTCGACGCTCGCATCCACCTCCACTTGGTCGGCATTCGGCACGACGTTGAACTCGGAGAGCATCTGGCGGCCCTCCCGGATCATCGCCGGGTCATGGGCTGACTCGCCCTTCAAAATCAAGTTGTGGCCGACGTATCCGAGGAGGTTCACCGCTTCTTCGGGGTCGTCCAGCGTCTTTACCCACTCGTCGAACACGTCCTGCTGCCGGTCCGAGAGCTTCGACTTAAAGTACTCCGACGTCGCCCCATTCTTAAAGTTCGGATTCGACTCCCCCCACTGCTCGCCCGTAATCGGATGGTTCCGGCACGGCCCACAATCCCGGTCGGTCCCCCAGCCCGCACACTGGAGGCAGTAGTCGACGTCGTCCCGCGACCGCCCATGCGGGGCCGGCGTCGACCGCGGGGACTTCGTCGCCGCACAGATCGGGTAGCCCTGCTCCGGATGGATCGGCTCCCCGCGCTCGTTGCGCGGCGGCTCCTCCGAGAACGTGAAGTCGTCGTCTGTCATGAGTGGATTCCTCGAACCGAGACCGTCATCGGTGGCCTACCGCCGTGGCCCGCTGCGGCGGGGGCCGGCTGGTTGGGTACGGCGAACGCCCGAGGGGGTTTTCGGGGAGTCGGTGTCGCGGTCGTGTTCGCCGCCGAGATGGCAGCGCTTGCAGCGTTTCCGGTGGTTTGACGGGTGGCTGTTCTTGTGGTTGCCGTCGTTGTGGTGGATGTCGGCGCGGTCGGCGGTGTCGAACGACCGGCCGCAGCTGGGGCAGCGTTGGCCGGCGCGCTGGCTCCATGTCCGGTCGCGGTCGCCATCCCGAGTCATGTTAGTGGTCGAGGAGGAGTTTGCGAGTGCATTCGGGGCACAGCGTGACGAGGTCGCCGGGTTCGTAACCACCTTGCCGAAGTTGGTCGCCGTACTTCGTGCTGTCGTACCAGTCTTCGTTGAACTCGGCGGTGAGCGCGGGCCGCCCTTCGAACGGCGGCTTGTTGCAGAAGCCGTCGCACTCGTAGAGGTACGTCATGAGGGGTCAGTGAGGTGAAGTTCGCGGGCGCAGGGGCCGCAGATCGCGGCCTGCCCGCGCCGATAGGGTGGGTCGAAGAGGTCTTCGCCGACGCAGTCGTCGGCGACCTATCTCGCGCACTCCCAGGGCATCACTCCTCGGGGGTGGTCTCCTGCTGGCTGACTTCGACGATGGCCTGGGCGAGTGCTTGGTAGTCGGCGATCTCGACGCCGTTGTACGCGCCGAGGACGGCGAGCGCGAGCGGGACGATCACGGTCGGGTCGCCACCGTAGCGAAGCCCGAGGACGGTGATGGCGGTGAGGCCGATGTTGACGACGATCGACCGCACGATCTTCAGGCTCTTGAGCATCTTCAGGTCACCGCCGGTGTGGTGGATCGTCTTCCAGTCGTCGACGAGGTGGTCCGAGCAGTACCACGGCCGATCACAGGATGTCGGTTCTGCGGCCATGGCATGCATCACCCTCCAGACTCCCCACTACCGTCGTCGGACGTATCGTTGCCTTGGAGGTCGCCGACTGCGGCGACGCCGTCGCGCATCGAGTCGTCCCAGAGGTAGTAGGCCGCGCCGAGCGCGATGGCGACCGCGCCCAAGAGGATGAGCGAGTCGGGTTCGCGGCCGGTCCATTCCATCGCCAGCCAGCTAGCGAAGAGGCCGAGGATGATGATGCCAGCGAGAACGGTACGAATTAGTCGTGGAATCGTGGTGTTTCGTGTCATTATTGTTATTGTTATCGGAGGGTGCCGAGGAGGTAGGCCTCGAACAGCCAGTCGAGCGGCGTCCAGACCCCGAGCGCGTGACTGAGCCAGTCATCGAGCATCACCAGTACGCCCAGTGCGGCCGCGACGAACGCGGGCCGCGACGCGTACTGCCAGAAGCGGGCGAGGCCGACCGTAGCGAGCACGATGCCGACCAAAGTGCCGACCGCGCCCGGTAGGGGGTAGAACCGCCAGATCGTGATGAACGAGAACAGACCGACAAAGAGGCCGAGTGACACGATGAGCGGCTCGCGGTCGGTGAATTCGTCCCACGCGTAGGTTGCCGCCCAGAACGTAAGGAGGCCACCCCACGTGTAGTGGTGGGGAGCAAGCGTGTGCCCCATCTGGGACTGTCTCGAGCATAGGATTAAAAGCGTTTGAGTTCCTGCCAGCCTTCTCGTGTCCGGATGCCGACGACGGTCTCGTCGGCCTCGTCGTGCACCTGGAGCGGGGCACCGAGGACGAGTTCGATTGGGGGCTGGCTAGCCATCCGTATTAGAGAAGGGTTAGTTCGTCGAGGGACGCGACGACCGTGGCGGTGCCGACATCGACCGCGACGGACAGCGCCTCGCACGGGTTGGTGTTGTACTGGGGCGACCAGCGGACGTCCGCGACCTCGCCTTCGACTTCCCGACCAGCAACGGCGACTCGGACCGGGAGGCCTTTCGGAAGCGCCGTGATCATGAGTCGAAGAGCGTGATGCGGTCGAGCTCATCGTCGAACGCCACCGCGTAGAGCTCAAGGATGCGGTCGACGATCGCGACGGTCCGGTCGTTCGAGGCGTCCGCGCCACACGAGGACGCGCACTTCGTATGCGCGTATCCGGTGAGCGACGGTTCGTGCTGGAGCTGGCTCGAACACCGCGGGCAGCGGGCCTCGACGTGGTCGAGCATCCACTCGGCGTCGAACCCCCGGCGGTGGAGGCGTTCCGCGGCGGCGTACCACAGCCAGCAGTCCCACGGATCCTCCTCGCGGAGGCGCTTGATTGCGAGCGCCGCCGCCCGGTAGAGGTCGGGGTCTTTGCTCGGATGGCGGCGTTGGTGCATCCGCTTGAAGTAACGGAGGAGTGCGGTCGACGAGTTGGAGACGAGTTTGCCGTTCGAGAGTTCGCCGCTGCCGTCGAGGGCTTCGCGCAGCGGGAGCGTTCCGGGGTAGCGTCGGTTGCGAGAGAGTTTAGCTCCGCTACTGGGGGCGAATTTATGTGCGCCTTTCATATCTCGGGGGAGAAGAAAGCTGTCGCTGTGGTTCGTCCCCCTTCATCGGGTCCGACGACCGTCGTCGGGCCCATCCGAGCGACGGGCGATTCTGTTATCTAACACGAACGAGAGATAGGTATTAGTGTCATTCTATACCGGAATTATTACGGGTCAATCCGCCGAGAGCGGGCAGTATAGAGGCTCTTCCGCGCGTCACCCCCCAGATAGGGTTGCTTCTCGACCACGCCAGTCTCGACGAGTTCATCAAGTGCATCCCGAGCCGTCCGCTCGTGCAGCGCACACCGCTCGATGAGATCGACCTGGGTCAGCGGGCCATCCTCCTGCAGGACAAGGTAGACGAGTTTTCGACTCGGGGCCAGCTCCGCCACGGTGTCGTTCTCGATGTTTAACATGGGTTTGGGAGACCGGTGGCTATTCGACCCCGGACGCGAGCGGGGAGTGAACTGGCGTTCTGGTCGTTAGTCTGAGGGGTTCCGCCAGTCCCAGACCGTCGAATCGTGCTGATCATCACTCTCCTCGGAGGACCGCCCGGGCGGAGGCGAACCCGCGGCCGTCACCGCCGAGTGAATCGCCAACGACCACGTATAGGAGTCCAATACGCTGCTGTTGGTAGTCGAGGTCGACAGGTCGACCATCCCGGAGTTCGGGACCCCTTCGTCGGCATAGAGCGTAGCGCCGTTCGGGCCCGCGCCCTTGAACGCCTGCAGGAGGTCGTCGTCCGCGAGGCGACCGAACGTCTTGCGGACGTGTTCTTTCGAGCAGCCGATCGCGTCGGCGACCTCGCGAGCGGTGACCGTTCCGGTCGCCTCGCGGAGCTCCTCGACGATCGCCCGCTGGGTATCGGTGTAGACCCATTCGACACCGCTGACTTTGACGTCGGCGAAGTCGGCGGGCATCGCATCGGTCCGGACAAACACCGTGGCATGCGAGTCGTCGTTCCCAGGGTCGCGAGCGTACCGACCGGCGGCCTGGGCGGTGTGGTTCTCGCGGACCGAGGCGAGGATTTCCTTGGCGACCGGGGCGTCTTCGCCCTCGAACCCGCGGCCATGCGCGCGGTGTTCGGTGCCGTCGTCGTCGACGGTGGTCTCAGGTTCGGCGTCGAGGTCGAGCTCGGCGAGCAGGTCGAGGACGAAGTCGTCGCCGGGGTCGATGCAGCCGTTGATGAGGCCGACGCGCTCGTGGGCGAAGTCGTTCCGGCTCTTCTCCTCGCCGTAGTGCATCGTCTCGGGCTCGACGCAGCCAGCGTCGCGCATCAGTTGCTTCGTGCGAGACTCGACGGCGGACGTGGTGATGGCGGTTCGGAACTCGTGGCCGTACTCGCTCGCGAGGTGCTCAACGAGCGCTTCGACTTGGTCATTGTTGAAGTACTCGCCGCTCGCGAGCGGCCGGGTGGCGTCGCCGACCTGGACGACGCGGAGGCCGCGCTCGAACCGCCGCCAACGCTGGCGGTCCTCGGGGTCCAGGACTTGCTTGACGTTGATGTGGGGGTGGACGTTGACCATCCACTTCGGGCGGGCGGGGTGGGCGTCGAGGCCGACCACCGAGCGCGCCTGACTGAAGTCGGGGGTAGCCCGAACAGTGCGGAGCTCGTTCTCGTCGGTGAGCACCACGCTCACCCATTCGCGGTTCCAGCCGTCGTCGTCGACCGCGCCGGCGTCTAACCGGGGGGGTTCGTAGCTGGTCTTGCCAAATCGGCGACCGTTCCCGCGGTCTTCGGCGTGGAAGATCGCTCTCGCGAGCGCCGGCGCGAGGGTGTGCGCTCGGGGGTCCTCGAAGTAGTGCTCGGTCGGCGGTTCCTGGTTGAGGGCGTCCTGCAGGGCGTCGCGCTCGTTCGCGGCGTCACCACCGAACCCGTCGTGGCGGGAGAGCTGGACGAACGCCTCCCACGTGGTGACCGGCGCGTCGATGGCCTGCAGGTAGGCGGTGATGGCCTCCTCGACGCGCTGCTTGCTGAGGTCCTGGACGAAGTCCGGCTCCTCGTCGATAACGATGTTCGTCCCGAGGCGAAGGCCGGGGACGTGCGCGAAGTTGTGGGTGGCGAAGACGACGTCCAGGTTGCCGGTGTCGCGCTTCGACCGGAACGTCTCCCACTGCCGAATCGCCGGGCACTCGGATGGTTCGCCGTCCTCGAACTCGCCGTCGTCTTCGTCGTAGGTGGTCTTCGAGCCCTGACAGCACGGAAGCGTCGTCGATTGGTCGTTCTGCTCCTCGAGGTGGCGGTGGACGTAGCTGAACGGGAGGCCGCGACCGTCGCACATCATCTGGATCCACTCGCTCGCGGGCATGCCGTCCATCGTGATCGGCTGGTAGTCGATGTCTTCGTCGTCCTCGGACGAGGGCGGGTCGTAGTCGCCGGCCGCGACCGGGCACGCCTCGTGGCGGGACTGGAGAACGAAGGAGTCGATGTCGTCCTCCTCGCGAACAGCCTCGATGGCCTCGTCGCGCGCGTCCCGCGTCGCCTGTAGGTGGATCACGGGCTTATTGCCGGTGATACCGTCGAGCGCGGGATCGCTCGCCCACGCGGTCGTCGCGACGGTATGGGATTTGCCGAGCGACGTGGGCGCGTCCACGACGGCGGTGTCCTCGTTGCGCATGACCTCGGTGATTGTCGCGAACAGCTGGTCGCGAGCTTCGCGAGTACTCGGCCAGTCGAGCCCACGCTTCTTCGCGGCGCGTTTCCGCTCGGCGTGCGAGAGATGTTCGAGCTGCCCGACCGGGAGTGAGCTGACCGGCTGGCTCTCGACGTCATCGTCGGCGTCGAGGCCGTCCTCGAGGAGCCCCGGGAGATCCTCATCGCGATCGTCGCGAGCAGCACTGCGGTCGAGCTTTGGGATATCGAACCCGAGCTCGCGGAGGTGCTCGATGCCCGTGAACCACAATTCGCCGCGGGCCCGCCGCGGGCTGGCGTTCCGGTGACTCATCTCGCCGGCATCGATCAACGCCATGACGACGGGCCCACCGTAGCCGCCTTCGTCGCCGGTGTCTTGCCAGATCCGGTCGTCGACGATGTTCGCGGTGCCGTTCGCGTTCCGCCCCCACGTCGGGGCGAAGGCGCGGTAGCCATCGCTCGTCGAGGCGTCGTCGTTCCAGCTACTGACGATGGTGCGGTCGGCGACCTTCCGGGCGTCAAGGCGTTGATC